AGAAGAATCCCGTAAAAATCAAGTACCTAAAGGACCAATGAGTAAAGAAACTAAACAAAAAATTTCTAGAGCTTTGAGTAAACAACCTAAAACTAAAGAACATATTGAAAACATGATTAAATCACATTTAAATATGGATCACTCTCACATGAAATCTTTAGAATATAGAGAAAAAATGAGTAAAGCTGTTTCTGGTGATAAAAACGGTATGTACGGAAAAAATCATTCTAAAGAAACTAAAGAAAAAATTAGTAAATCTAAGATAGGTAAAGAAGCGTGGAATAAAGGTAAAGATGGTAGTTCATACTATATAACAATGTTAAAAAATTATTTAAATAAATTAAAATTAATTTATGATGTAACAAACGAAGAATTGATCTCTAATATAGATTTTTATGTTAAAAAAGCAAAATTAGATAAAATAATTCCTAAAAATAAAGGAATATCTTTAGAAACCTTAAAAAAGTATAATTTGATTTAAATTTTAATAATATGACAGATTTATCAGGACAAACAAAAAATGCTCAAAACAGATTTTATGGATTAAAAAAAATTCAGTGGGGATTAGAAACCACACTAACCCAACAAATAATTTCTGCCTTTTACGAAATGCATAAAATAAACGGTTAACAAAGAGACCCTTCAAAAGAGGGTTTTTTTGTGCCATTTAGTTTTTATTTTTTAATAGTAAATTTTATTCTTAGATATTTATAAATAAAAAATGGCACAAAAAGCGTACATAAATATACAGTTCCCTTTTCAGGATGACCCAGACGGTAAATTCTTGAAAATGAATCAAGATGCCAAAAGGGCAATTAAAGCTGATTTGGTACATTTACTTTTAACCAATAAAGGTGAAAGACTTTATTTACCCGATTTTGGGGCTAATTTACGCCAATATCTTTTCGACCCAAACGATGATATATCCGCAAATGCTATTAGAAATGAAATAAATGAAGCAATAAAAAAATTTATACCCAATTTAAATGTGACACAGTTAACAGTCACTAAATCAGAAAATAATGAATATGCTGTGGTGGTTAGAATTGATTACTTAGTAACAGTTTCAGCTTTACAATCCGCAGATTTTGTAGAATTAGAAATATGATAGATATAAAAAAATTATAAATGGAACAGAAAAAAATAAAATGGGTTAAGATAGTATTAGATAAAGATTTATTATATAATAAATATGTTATAGAAAAAAAATCTATTAGAACCATATCTAAAGAATTAAATTGTTCTACACATATTGTTCATACTAATTTAAAAGAATATGAATTAAATAGGAATCATAGTGAAGCTAAAAAAATTGTATTAGAAAGAGATGGGCATCATACGTCATTTGAATTGGATATTAATATAATTAAAAAATTATATTTAGAAGAGAAACTGTCTTCAAACGAAGTGGCTAAAAAATTAAATTGTAGTAGATCTAAAGTGTTAAAAACCTTAAATGAACATAATTTAACAAGAAGTGTTAGTGAATGTTTGGTTGGTAGAATTCCTTGGAATAAAGGTAAAACTAAACATACAGATGATAGACTTCGTGAATGTGGTGTTAAAATATCTAAGACAAATAAAGGAAATATGATGGGCTATTGGACTGATAAGATTAGGGATTTAGAAACTAATAATAAAATATCTAAAGCTCATATGGGTAAAAAAATATCAGAAAACACTAAAATTAAAATGAGAAAATCGGCTATAGATAGGATACAACAAAGTTTAAAAAATAATAATCAAATATTTCCAACTTATAATAAAAAATCAATATTTTTTATCGAAAAATATGGTAAAGAAAATGGATTTAATTTTAAACATGCTGAAAATGGTGGTGAATTTTACATAAAAGAATTAGGTTATTGGGTGGATGCTTATGATCGTAATAAAAATGTAGTTTTAGAATTTGATGAAAAGTTTCATGCAAAACAAAAAGATAAAGATAATAATCGTCAATTAGAGATTATAAATTACTTAAAATGTGATTTTATAAGATTAAATGAAAATGGTGGAGAAATTTTAAATATAAAATATAAAAATGGCAACTAATAATAAAGGCATAAACTACTTTGCTAGGAACTTCCTAGACGTAAGAACCGAACTAATAAACTATGTAAAGCATTTTTATCCGCAGCTTTACAATGATTTCAACGATTCGTCACTTGGGACTATGCTAATTGAGTTAAACGCGGCGGTATCAGATATGTTATCATATCATACAGATCGAATGTTTACAGAGACTCAGATAGATTATGCACAAGAACGTCGTTCTATCATGAATATTGCAAGAACTCTGGGTCTTAAAATACCAGGTAAAAGAAGTTCTATCACTCTTGTTGATTTTTCTGTTACAGTTCCGGTTTTTGGCGATACTTTTGATATTAGATACGCACCAGTCATTAAATTTGGTTCCCAAGTAGTTGGCGGTGGTCAGACATTTGAAACTTTAGAAGATATTGATTTTTCATCTCCCTTTAGTTCTGGTGGAATACCAAACAGACTTATTCTACCTAATATAAATGCCAACAACCAAATTGTTAGTTATAGTTTGGTTAAAAGAGAAATCGTTAGTAACGGTGTTACAAAAATTTATCGAAGAAGTATTGGGACAAATGATTCGGTACCATTTTTAGAAGTGATATTACCAGACACAAACGTTGTTTCTATTGATTCTATTATAATAAAAGATGGTACAACCTTCACAACAAACCCAACAACATCAGAATTTGTTGATGATGCCATAAGATGGTATGAGGTAGATTCGTTGGCTGAGGATAAAATTTTTGTTGCAGACACCAATAGAACTACAGACAATAATGGTATTGCACCAGGTAAATGGAAAACGATTACTAGAAAGTTTTTAAAAGAATATACTGATACAGGTTTTTGTAAATTAACTTTTGGTTCTGGATTTTCCGATAAACAATATTTAGATTCTTATTCAAATGATTCTTATGTTTTACAAATAGCAAACTTTTTTAATAGTACTGCATTAGGAGAAATCCCTAAGCCAAATAGTACGATGTTTGTTAGATATCGTATTGGAGGTGGCGCTGGAGCTAACATTGGTTCCAATGTTATAAATGCTATTGGTTATGTTGAGATGATTATTAATGGTCCTAATGCAACTAACAATCAGTTTGTTAGGTCTTCATTGAGAGTTAATAATCCTGTACCTGCGTTCGGTGGGGCAGGTGACCCAACATTGGAGGAAGTGAGATATATGACAAAATATAATTTCGCGTCTCAAAACAGGGCGGTAACCATTAAGGATTATGTTGCAACTATTTTTAAAATGCCAGGTAAATATGGTGTTCCTTTTAGAATGCAAGTTGCTGAAAATAGAAATAAAGTGGAGTTTGCTATATTAGGTTTAGATTCTGCAGGTAAATTAGATAATTCATCAACAAATACGTTGAAAGAAAATATGGCAACTTGGTTGGCTGAATATAGAATGATTAATGATTATGTTTTAATTCGAGACGGTAAAATCATTAATTTATCTTTTGAAATCGATGTCTATACCGATAAAGCACTAAACCAAGGGGAAATAGTTAATAATGTTATTAACACTGTTAAAAACTACTTATCCATACAAAAATGGCAGATGGGTGATAATATCTATTTAGCCACATTAATCGAAGAAATAAATAATGTTACTGGTGTTTTAAATGTTACCGATGTTAAGGTTTATAACAAAGTAGGTGGTAGTTATTCAGCAAACGCAATATCACAAGCTTATCTTGATGAAACAACCAGACAAATAAATTTAACTGCTGATTATGCTCTTTTTGGAGAGTTTGATACAATGTTTGAAGTTAAATTCCCTGATACCGATATTCGTGTTAGAACAAAATCATAATGGAAAGTAACAACTACTCAAATTTAATCGGTAGCAAAAGGTTTAAATTAGCAACAAACACCGATACAAATATTCAAATCCAGTTGGAGGAAAAAACAAAACCTCTAAATGAATATGGTGTTATTAAAATTGTAGATTTAGAAGATGTTTTTACCGAAGAAAGGGATTCTTGTAAAAAATACCGAATTAATGGTAAGTTAAATATTTACACTGGTAACAAATTATCACCTACTGTGACAAACAAATATTGGGATCCTTTGTTTTATGGTAACCCACCGTCACCGCCTAATTGGGTTATGCAAGTCTTATACCCAACAAGTAATGATTATAATATGATTGTTGGTGATAATGAAGCTTATAGAGGTTTAGATTTTAAACGATTATCAACAACAATCATTAACGGTAAAAACAAATTAACTATTATTGGTCGTCAAAAACATAATTTGTTTGTTGGTGATTTTGTTTATTTATATAGTAAAAACACATCATTACAACTACAAGGTTTTTATCAAGTACTAGAACTAGGTGTTGATGGTGTAAACAGTGATACGGATGTGACATTAGATTTTGATGTCGACACTACACCGAATGTTGCTGGATCTTTTTTTAGGGTTGTAAACGTTTCTTATGATGATGTTAATACCCAAAAAAATTATAAACTACTAAACCAAATTGTTGCTACCGATATTAGTGGTTCTACAATAGGTAGTTATATTTTAAACGAAGTAAGATACACCACAATAACAACAAATTTACCGCATAATTTATTAAAAAATAATTTTGTTGAAATTCTTGGTGGTGGCACAACGGTATTAAACGGTCTTTGGCGAGTTTACAATGTTATAAGCCCAACAAAATTCGTTATTAAACTTTTTTCCTCAAACGTTAAAGGAACAATAACACCCATAAACGCAACAAATCAGCCGAAATATAAAGTATTAAATGCAACACCCTCTGAATATTATGTTAGAAGGTTTGAAGTTTTAACTACTAATGATTATGAAACCTATCCTTGTGCTTTTAGTAGTACAATCTATAGTGAAGGCGTTTCCAATACTACCTGGATGTTTCAGTTTAATCAAGATATCAACGTTAAAAATTTAAAAGACAATAGAGGTGGTGAAATTTCACAACTTTATTTTAGTATCATTAAAAGAGCAGGCTCAAAACCCTACCCATGGAGTACTGTAACAAGCCATTGGGATTTTAATTTTTCTGCCGCAACAGGTACAAATAGCATACAAAACATATCA